TATATTATTTTTATCTTCCTTGATGAATCTTATTATTGGTTTAAACATAATTATTTTTTTAGTAATGATTTAGTTAATTCTATTATTAATTCTTTTCTTTTTTCTACAGGCATTTCTAAAGCACTTGCAGTTATTCTTTTAACATATATCTCTTTCATTGATTCTTTATTATTCTAAAGATTGTATCAGCACAAGTTTTAGCAGATATCTCCTTTTTGTTGTGGAGCTTTAGTAATGTCTTTATTAGTTTTTTATCAGCTTGTTTCATATTGTTGATTTAATTTAACCTTTGTATGCTTTCAACAAAAATACCTTGTTCAGCTAATACTTCTTTTGCTTTTTGAACTGAATTTACATTTTCTAAAACTACAGTTATTCTTGCTCTGTTTTTGTTAAAAAAACCTTCTCCAAAATTTGTAGGATTAAAAGTTATGTCAAACTCATTTGTAAAATTTTTCATTTTTTGTTTTGTTTACATAACTGCTTCATTGCAATTATACAGCTAATATATAACTATTTATTTAATTAACAAATTTTAATAACTTTTTTTATTGAATAGTATATCTACCTCTGTTAGGATTTTCAAGTTGCATCATAAGTGCATACCTACAAGCATCAATACAGTCAGGATGAGAACCTGTAGGTTTCTGTATGTTATTACCTTCTTTATCTTTAGCCCATATATATCCTTGTAGTTCTTTGATTAGATTCTTAGACCTGGAGGTTACATAGATTTCATTTTGGTTTATTAGATTGATGCCATAGACTACTGAATCTCTACCTTTAGTTACTCCTGAAATTTTATGTCCATACGCTCTGATCTCATTTATACTCTTAGGTTCTGCTGAATCTGCCCAAATATGAATAGTGATGTTATTGTCTTTTAAGAATCTACTTATGTCTCTATTGAGCATTCCTTTTTGATATAGTATCTCATCATATATGTAAGCATTGTTCCATTTGTATAATAAGATAATCGTACTTGGGTCTATGCTATATCCAAAATCTAATCCTCCACAAAGTAACCTAGCTTCATAAGGAATATTATCAATGTACTTCCAATCAGGAATACATACTCCCTCTAAACTACCTATCTCTCCTAGTCCATATACTTTCCACCAATTAGCCCAATAGGTTGAGGTCTTAGCTTTATCTTTAGCTTTCTCTATTTCTTTTACTATTGAAGATGGTAAGCTGTCATTATCTTTATAGGTTAGTGTGAGGAAGTCAGTATCTTCTTGTCCTATTAGTTCTTTGTCTACCCAAAAGATGTTACTTGGATTGTAATCTAACCATACCGTTCCTGATGTTCTTACTGCAAGTTGTTGATACACTTCAAAAGAAGGAATGTTATTACACTCGTTTATAAACAAGTCTGTTCTTCTTGCTCCTCTTAATTTATCAGGTTGGTCTGTGGAGAAGAACTCTATATAAGAACCTGTACTGAATTGGTACTTTAGAGTTGATTTGTTGAACTTTCTCTCATCGTACCTATTGGTTGCCTTAAGTATATTAAGAAAGTCCTTTAAAGCTCCTCTACGCAAGTGTGGGACTGATTCTGCTACTACACTAATTTCTTTGTTCTTATTTTTAATAGCATAGTCTATAAGTATCATAAGAATAGCTATTGTCTTACCTGCAGAAGAACCTCCTCTTACTATTCTTATTCTACTTCCTAATTCTCTAAGTTTTATTACTGCTTCTGTTTTTGTAAACATCAATTTTTTATAAATGAAACCCAATGAGTTTGCATAGCTTTCCCAGACTTATGACCATACAAAGGTTTTTCATCTGTTAAGTTAAGTATTTCTTTAATTGGTATTCTGCACTCATTCCATTTAAAAATTAAAGTGCCATTAGGTTTTAAAACTCTAAAACATTCTTGAAAACCTTTCTTAATCATATCTTTCCAATCTCCAGTAAGATGACCATACTGTTTGCAAATAGCTCCTGTAGGTTTTTTTTGTGGGATATGAGGAGGGTCAAATACAATATGCCAAAAAGAATTATCAGGTTGTTTAATATCTGTAAAATCTCCTATAATATCTGGGTCAATTATAATAGTTCTATCATAACCATCTTTACGTTTTACTATATGTGTTTCTTTTCTTTTGTCTAAAAACAATACTCTATTATCATTTTTGTCAAAATACATCCCTTTCATTCCACAACAAACATCTAATACTTTTTTCATCAATCAATGAATAAAGGTACATCTTCGTTTATAGTTATATCCTTTGTTTCTTTTGGTTTACCTGCAAAGTAATTATAGTAGAGCTGAACAAACTTAAAGTCTTTTTTCTCTAAGCCATCTTTAAGAGCTTCAAATGCTAAAGGTTCTAAAGGAGTAAGTTTCTCTATTAATTGTACTTCTTCTTGTTTAGGTTTTCTACCTGCTTTACCTTTTGTTGAATGTCCACCATTGTTTTTTCTACCATCCATAGAATTAATATAAATTAATTAATTAATCTTTTGTATATCTATATATCGAAAAATAAATTAAATTTTTGATGTAAATGATTCTTTAATTTTTTTAGCTACTGCTTCTACTACATCTACTGTAACTGCATTTCCACACATCTTATATCTTTGGTTGTCAGAAATTTCTCCTAATTCTTTTCCGTGTTTAGTCCAGTTATCAGGAAATCCTTGTAGCCTTTCACATTCTATAGGAGTTAGTCTTCTTATTTTATTATTGTATCTCACACCATTAGGATTAGATGCTCTCAATGTAAAGGCATCTCCTTCTCTTTCATAATTTCCAAATGTTTCTGAATTACCTATTTGAACAGCTTTAATAATGTATTGATCTGTGTTTCCTCCACCTCCTGATGCACTATGTAATGTATTAGCTTCTTGTTTAAGATTTCTTTTAGTTACTTTTCCTTTTGAATCTCTTGTGTATCCAATAACTGCTGTTTCTTTTTGTGCATCGAGTTCACGTTCAATAATGTAGCTCCCATTTCCTCCTGCTTCATATCTTGTTGTGAGTGTACAGGTATTTGCTTGTTGTCCTTGTAGCTCATTAATCTCTCTACTATTTTTTGTGATAGGAAATATTTGTTTCCCACTTTCTTCTCCAAGACATCCGACAAGGTAGATTCTCTCTCTATTTTGGGGTAGAAACCACTTTGTATTAAGCAGTTGCCATTCAAGTCTATAACCCCCAATGTTTGTAAAGGCTTGGATAATTGCCCAAAAGTCTTCGCCAGAGTTTGAGGAGAAAGTTCCTTTAACATTTTCCCAGATAAAAAAACTTGGTCTGCATTCTTTGATAAGCCTAATTGCTTCGGTGATAAGACTTGATCTTTCCCCATCCATTCCTTTTCTCTTTCCAGCCAGGCTAAAATCTTGACAAGGACTTCCGAAAGTGATAACATCGATTCTTGGCAAGTCCCCTCCTCGAATATCTGTAACTGATTTGACATAAGTACTGTTTTTAAAATTATGTTTATATACATCTATTGCATACTTATCTATTTCTGAAAAATAAGAATGCTTAATATTAAATACTCTTTTAAGTCCTAGACTAAAACCTCCAATGCCACTAAATAAATCTAAGTGATTCAATTATACTTCCTCTTTTTGTAGAACTTTATTATACATATCTTCTGTATAGAGAGCTAGTTCATCTATGTCTTTATTAGTAAGATATTTAATACGATGTCTTATAAGTGTTCTTTTGTTTTCATTTCCCACATCATCAATATCATTAACCACTATATCTAACCACTTGTCTAGGTTCTTATTGTAGAACTTATAAGTATCAAAACTTCTAACTAAATGAAGAACAGTTGCGTGGTGCATATCCTTTCCATTCTCTTTGAAGAAGTTTGCTATTCTTGTTAATCCTATTCCAAGATATTTATTTAGTATTAAGCAGATTAAAGCTCTTGCTTCTACAAAATCTCTTTGTCTTGTATTGTTAAATGGATTTAACTCTGCAAGGTTACTAACCTGAGTTGCTACATCATAAGCTCTTTTTTTCATTGTCATCATAGTAATAATAATTTAATTTTTAATTCTCTTTGTATCTCCTGGAGCATATCTATTGCATCTTCTGTATCTCCTATATGTATAGCATCTATTATGATGTCTATGTCTTTTATTAGTTCTTTCAAAACATTCTTATTTGTTGTTTATGTTGTTCTATTCGTTTCTTAGCAGCTTCATAATAATCTTTGTCTATTTCATATCCTGTTAAATCATATCCTAAATTATGACAAGCTATTGCAATACTGCCACTTCCTAAATGAGTATCTAATATTGTATCTCCTTCTTTTGCATAATTCATTAATAACCATTCATACAAAGATATTGGTTTTTGAGTAGGATGTATTTTATTTGATGCAGATGTTTTACCTTCTAATCCACCATAATATCTATAATCAAATTGTTTTGCAACTTTATTAAAAGAAGTCCAAGCTAATTCTCCATCTGAAAAATTTGGCACAGGATTTCCTTTATACCAAAATATAAATCCCTTGCAACCATTTTTCCATATATAAGGAAAATAATTTCCTCCCCATATTATTTGATTTTTACTTACTCTAATTAACTCTTTAAAATACATATCTTTTGGTATATTAGTATCCCAATCACCTTGTTTATATTTATTAGCTTTATATCTTTTTCCTGTACTATCTTTATTTGTTCTATTAAATTCTCCAAAACCAATCCCATAAGGAGGGTCAACAATAGCTAAGTCAAATTGATTGTCTGACATTTCCATCATTGCCTCCATACAGTCTTGATTGTAAATGTTTATCATTTTACAAGAGATAAATAGGTGTTTAATTCATTTTCAATATAAGGTCTAAATTCTGATATAGATGTTAAAGCAGG